AGAACCAGGCCTAAATGCACTATTTGGGCTGGAATATAAGCGTTACGAAAATCAACACGCTGAAATATACACAACTGAATCAAGTGACAGGGCTTTCGAAGAGGAAGTAATGTTATCTGGATTCGCTAACGCTGATGTAAAAGCAGAAGGTCAAGGCATCGCATACGATGATGCACAAGAGACTTACACTGCTCGTTACACTATGGAAACGATCGCGCTAGCTTTTGCTATCACAGAAGAAGCAATAGAGGACAACCTTTATGACAGACTTTCTTCTAGATACACAAAAGCACTAGCAAGATCTATGTCCAATGCGAAAGAAGTTAAAGGAGCATCACCTTTGAACAATGGTCTACCGTCAATAGCGGCAGCATCTGCGTTTCAAACTGGTGACGGCGCAAACTTGTTTTCTACGTCTCACCCGACAATCGCGGGTAACGTATCAAACACTTTAACTACGCAAGCTGACTTAAACGAAACTTCATTAGAGCAAGCACTGATTGACATCGCTGCGATGACTGATGAGAGAGGTTTAAGAATTGCAGCTAAAGGAGTGAAAATGATCGTTCCTTCTGCAAATCAGTTTAATGCTGAAAGACTTATGAAGTCTCAAGGTAGAACTGGTACAGCTGACAATGACATCAATGCAATCAACAGTATGGGAATGATCCCACAAGGTTACAGAGTTAATAACTTTTTAACTGATGCTGATTCTTGGTACATCATTACGGACGTTCCAAATGGTATGAAAATGTTCTCAAGAACTCCATTGACAACTTCAATGGAAGGAGACTTTGATACTGGTAACGTAAGATACAAAGCTAGAGAAAGATACGCTTTTGGCGCATCTGACTATAGAGGTATCTTCGGCTGCGAAGGTGTATAATCAACATTAAATTTGTGGCGGAACAAAGTTCCGCCACATTTTACAAATAAACGGTGAGAAAATGAAAAAATTCCTAGTAAAAATATGGGCATATGATCATACTGCTTCTTTTGAAGTAGAAGCAGAAGATAATGCTGAATCTATAGAAAATTCTATCCTTGACAAAATTGGAGAAAAAAGTATAGTTTGGGAATCCGCTGGAATGTTTAGTTCCACGAACAGAATAACCTATGAGGAGGTTATAAATGGTACACGACCTGTACAAACAGAAAAGGTCCTTGGAGTTGAGGTGGCAACTGGAGTATGAGCAAGAAGGTAGATATACTCTGGATATGGTCAGAATTGATGACAAAATTAGAGAAGTCATTACTGACATTAAACTCGAAGAAGCCAAAATTGCAAATAGAAAAAATGCAATTGAAAATGCTGCCGCTCAAGTTTCTGTGGCTACTTAGATAAACGCCACATCGCTAAATTACATTTTAGCCTAAGGATCTCTTGCACTCTACTAAAATCTAATATATAAATAACTTACTAAGATAATTAAATCATAAATTGGTTATTCTTTGCTTAGTAAGAGTAACTGGCGCGAGGAGGCGCTGATTAATATGACTACACACTTTTCAACGGGCGTAACAAACGTTCGAGGTAAACAGGGAGATACATCTCTGTTTAGTGGTATCAAACAACCTTTAATCACTGGTGGAGATGCAGAAGAAGTCGCTTATCAAAACGACTGGCTTATCTACAATGATGAAGATTGGGATCAAACAATAACAGGTTCTGGATTTATTCTTCCTGAATATGCAGGAGGATGGCTAAGAATCGGAGACAATGCACCGGCAGCTGGCGAAGACAATGGAATTGCTTCAAAAGAAGTCTGGCAGTATAACTCAGACAAAAAATGGTGGTTTGAAACTAGAGTTGCAGTAACAGATGTTACTGAACTTAATTTCTTTGTTGGTTTCGCAGCAGATGGCTATACAAGTCCAGCTGCTCTTCCTGCAAACGGAATTGGTTTCTCTCACTTAGAGGATACAACTTCAATTCAGTTCGTATCTAGAAAAGGTGCTGCAGGTACTTCTTTCGATATGAAAGATAGTGGCGCAGGTAGCACTTTTGAAATGTTAGACTCTACTGTCCCAACTCAAACTGCAACGGTTTTTGCACAACCAACTAACTCTGTTAGATTAGGTTTTGCTTTCCAACCTGCAGGAACTGAGTTAAGTCAGACATCAGCACAGTACAAATTGTTTTTAGATGGTAAATGTGTCGGAACACAAACAGCATCAACTGTTCCAGACAACGTAGCTTTAGAAATGAATTTATTCATTGATAGTAAAGGTACGGTTGCTAACCATTTAGCAGTTGACTGGGTTAAGATTGTTCAACAAAGATAATAATATTATTCTGGGCTCCTTCGGGAGCCTAGATAATTAGGAGAAAAAATATGTCAATTGTTTTAAGTAACTGGGTACGTATAAGTGACGAAGTAACAGCTGACCCTGATTACTTTGTAACTGCAGCTAGACCTAATACATCTGCCACTATGGCACAAACATCTCTTGCAGCCGCACACAATGGCGGTGGAAGAAATGTTACCGTTACCACTACTGGATCAGGTGATGGTGGAAAAACAGCTACTATTACTGGAACTGATACAGATGGAGCTGCTCAAACAGAAGTAATAACTTTAGCAGGATCTGCTACAGCAGTTGCTGGTACTAAAATATTTTTAACTGTAACTGCAGTTGAAATGAGTTCACAACCAGCAGCTAATATAACAGTTGGTTTTGGTGGTGTTGCTGGATCAAAAATTGGTGGCGGCGGAGTATTTGGTAGCTTTAGAACTACATCTGGCGCAGCCGCTGGAACATGTAGCTTTAGAACTGGTGGAACTGCAGGAACTGTAATTTGTACTGATACTTCAAGTGGAACTGCAGGAGCAAATAATGGTCAGGTTTCAGCTTATGGCACAGGAGCTAGACTAGTTAATGGAATGTATGTAACTTACGACGTAGGTGATTTTACTCAAATCGTAGTGTTTTATGCTGGATAGGAGATTAGATGGCAAATACAACATCTGGCTCTTACACATTTGATAAAACATTTTCTATTGATGAAGTAATTGCCGAAGCATTTGAACGACTTGGTTTAGTTGGAACTGCAGGTCATCAAATTAAAAGTGCTAGAAGATCTTTAAATATTCTTTTTCAAGAGTGGGGAAATAGAGGACTTCATTTTTGGGAAATTGGAGATACAAATATTGATTTAACTGAAGGCTCTCAAACTTATACATTTTATAGAGATAGCGCTGATGGAACAAGTCACACGACTGCTCCCGTAAATGGTATTTACGGAATTACAGATATAATGACTGCTTCTTACAGAACTAATTATAATACCACTAGTCAAACTGATTTACCTTTAACAAAAGTTAGTCGAGATACTTATGCTGCTTTTTCAAACAAATTAAATAAAGGAACTCCAAGTCAATTTTGGGTTCAAAGGTTTATAGATAAAACTACAGTTACAATTTATCCAACTGCTGGTTCTACACAAGCTGATAATTATATTAATATTTATTATGTAAAAAGAATTCAAGATGCAGGAGCGTATACAAATTCAAGTGATGCTCCTTATAGATTTATACCATGTATGGTTTCAGGGTTAACATTTTATTTATCTCAGAAATATGCACCGCAACTAACTCAACAAATGAAATTATTATACGAAGATGAATTAGCAAGAGCATTACAGGAGGATGGATCATCAGCTAGTGCGTACATCACGCCTAAAACTTATTATCCAAATATATAATGGCACGATTTTCAAAAGGTAGAAATGCATTAATGCTTTCAGATCGTTCTGGAGCAGCATTTCCTTATAGAGAAATGGTGCAAGAATGGAATGGTCTTTGGGTCCATACATCTGAATATGAACCAAAGCAACCACAAATAGATCCAAGACCCGTGGGCGCTGATCCACAAGCTTTGCAACATGCAAAACCAGCAAGAGTGGAATTTCCAGTTTTAGATGTTTTACCAAACAATCCTTTTCAAACTTATCAAGTAGGCTCTCCTATTATTAATGTTAATTTACCTGGTCTTGCTTCTTATACGACAGGTGATGTAAAAAGATTTAGAGGAACTCCTACTACAGGAGGTTCTTTTAATACACCTTTAGGTGTAGGAGGAATTACAGGAGCAACGATTGCAAAAGCTGCAGGATATACTATAACTGTAGGTAAATATGTTAATGGTGCTACTGACACTGAAGGTACAAATGGTACTGATTGGTTTCATTTTAGTGCTGATACAAACGCAACAGAAGTTGTAAATGGAGGAGGAGGTTATCCAGTCTCAGTTGGACCGGTAACTTTACAAGCATAATGGCAGGATACAATTTATCAAACTTACAAACAGATATTAAAAATTATACTGAAGTAGATGCTAATGTGTTTACTTCTGCTATATTAAATAGATTTATTGAAAATGCAGAATATAGAATTGCATATGATCTTCCTATGGATTCAGATAGAGTTCAATCTCAAGCTCAATTAGCAACAGATTATAATAGTATAAATGTACCTGCGGGATGTTTATTTGTAAGAGCTGTTCAAGTATTTGATTCAACTACTTCTAGCACTGGTCAAGGTCAATATTTAGAGAGAAGAGATCAAACTTTTATACAAGAATATGTAGGTGAATTAACTGGAGATACTGGCAATCAAACTGGCCAAGATGTTACAGGATTGCCTAAATATTATGCTATGTTTGGAGGAGCTACGGGCACAACTTCCACTACTTCAGGAGCCATTTATCTAGCACCTACACCAGATAAAGATTATCTTTATATTATCCATTGGAATAAGATTCCACCTAATTTGGAGACAGAGACTGCAGGGACATATGTAAGTAAATATTTCCCTCAAGGCCTTTTATATGCTTGTTTAGTAGAGGCATATTCTTTTTTAAAAGGCCCAACTGATATGTTGACTTTATATGAGCAAAAGTATAAAACTGAACTACAAAAGTTTGCAGCAATGCAAATTGGAAGAAGAAGACGAGACGATTATACGGATGGTACAATTAGGATTCCAATCCAAACACCGCCTCAGTAATTAGGAGATAAATTATGGCAATAACATCGGCAATTTGTAATAGTTTTAAACAAGAAATTTTAGTAGAAGGTCACAATTTTACTAATGGTACAGACGCATTTAAATTAGCTTTATATACAAGCTCAGCAACTTTAAGTAAATCAACTACAGCGTACACAGCACCGGCTGATGGTACAGCTGATCCTACAAACACATATGAAGTAAGTTCAACTTCAACAGGATACACAACAGGTGGAAATGCTTTAACAAGCACGACTCCAGTTTTATCTGGTGACACTGCATGTTGTTTATTTGCAAGTACATCATGGGGATCAACAGCATCATTCACAGCAAGAGGATGCTTAATTTATAATTCAACGAATTCTAATAAAGCGGTTTGTGCGATTAACTTCGGTGCAGACAAGACTGTAACAACTGGAACTTTTACAATTCAATTTCCAGCACAAACAGCAGGAAACGCAATCATTCAGATAGCATAAGGAGGTCCACGTGTCAGTTGACTCAGGATGGGGCCGATTAACCTGGGACCAATCTCAATGGGGTGGTGCTACAGTTTTAGCCACTGGTTGGGGTGCTCAATCATGGGGAGATAGTAATTGGGGAGATCTTTCTGATGCAGTTGTTACTCTTACAGGTCAATCAGCAAGCACTGCGGTTGGAAGTTTAACAGAATTAATAGAAGTAAAACCTGGTTGGGGTACACTTAACTGGGGTGAAAATGGTTGGGGTTCAGTTGAAAGTGCAACTGAAACTTTAACTGGTTTATCAGCTACAACATCTTTAGGAACTTTAACAGAAATACCTGGACAAATAGTTGGTTTAACAGGTCAATCGGCAACTTCTTCTGTAGGTTCACTTAGTATTGATGCAAGTTTAACTTTTTCATTAACTGGTCAGCAATTAGTTTCTTCTTTTGGAAATGTTTCTCTTGATGAGCATTCAGTTGGATTAGTAGGTTTATCAGCTACATCATCAGTAGGCACTTTAAATCCTGCAGATGTCATAGGTATTAGTGGTGTATCAGCAAGCATTACTTTTGGCACTTTAACAACAACTTCTGATCCTATCATGACTTTAGCAGGGCAATCTGCTACTACGGCGTTAGGTACTTTAACTGTATCTCCTGTTACCTTAACCACGTTAACAGGTCAAGCTGCTACAACAGCTCAAGGAACGGCCACTACCACTCAAGCAACAAATGCAAGCTTAGTGGGTCTAGGTCAATCAGTTACCGCATCTTTAGGAGATTTAAGATTAAAATATTACCAAGATTTGACACCTCGTACGAGCGCGTCCTATACTAAAAAAACACCACGAACTAGTGCTACATATACTGATAAAGTACCTGCATAATATGATTGACTTAAAACTAAAGAAACAATATAAACTAACAAACTAGGAGATTTTAACAATGGCATCAACTTATACACCTCTTGGCATAGAATTAATGGCTACTGGCGAAAACGCTGGTACTTGGGGAACGAAAACTAACACCAATTTAAATATTATAGAACAAATTTCTGGTGGTTTTGCTTCTGTTGCGGTCAACAGCACAGGAAATACAAACCTTACAATTACTGATGGAGCAGCAGGCGCAACTGGAGCTGCAAGAGTAATTATTTTAACAGGATCTATTGGTGGAAATATTACTGTATCAATTCCATTAGATGTAGAAAATTTTTATATTATTAAAAATGGAACAACTGGTGGTTACACAGTAGAGTTTAAATATGTGTCTGGTTCAGGTACAAGTTTTACTTGGACAGCTACACAAAAAGATTGGAGAATTTTTACAGCTAAAGGTGATGATGGTACAAATCCTAACATAGAAGAAGTTGCATTAACAACAAGTCCCGCAGGTTCAAACACAGAAGTTCAATTTAATAGTTCAGGAGCTTTTGGTGCAGATTCAAACCTTACTTGGGTAGCATCTGATGGATTAAACATTGGATCACAAAAAGAATTAAGATTACAAGATACAAGTGGTGGACAGTACATAGGGCAAAAAGCATCTGGTACTACAACATCATATACTTTAACATGGCCGGCAGGAGTAGCAGCAGCTAATGATTATGTTTTAAAATCTTCAACAGCTGGAGTTTTATCTTGGGGTGAAGTAACCGGTGGTGCTTCATGGCAAGCAGTAATAACAGCAGCCACTAAAACAGCTGTGGCAGGAGAAGGGTATTTTCTTGATACTACATCAAATGCAATAACTTTAACTCTTCCAGCGTCGCCAACTATTGGAGACTTTGTTTCTTTTATAGATTATGCGGGAACTTTCGATACAAATAATTTAACAATTGCCAGAAATGGTAAAAAGATACAGGGGGCAACAGCAGATTTGACTGTGTCTACAGAAAGAGCAGCTAACACATTAGTATTTGTAGACGACACTCAAGGTTGGTTGTTGCAGAATAAATAATGGCTGAGTATAGAGAAATTCAAGGAGCCGCTATTCAAGCGCTCGCAAGCAACACTGGTACAATTAAAGGTCAAATTTGGTATGATACTGCTAATTATAAATTTAAAGTAGAATCAGTTTCAACAGCTGCAGCTTATGCTACAGCTCCAAATATTGGAGCCACTAGATCAGGTGGTATGATGTTTGCTGCAGGAACGCAAAACGCAACAGTTATAAGTAATGGAGCTACTCCAACTTCGCCTCCTCCAGATTACACACAAAGAACCGATGAGTATAATGGAACTGCATGGTCACAAGGAAATAATTCAACACAGGCCGCAGCTAATAGTTTAAGTTCAGCTGGAACACTCACAGCTGCATTAATGGCTGGTGGTTTTAGAGGTCCATTAGGAATGACAGATTTTGTAGAAGATTATAATGGAACTTGCTTTACGGCAGGAACTGCAATGAGTAATGACAGAGAAGGAGCTTTTGGTGGAGGGACTAACACAGCAATGTTTGTTTCTTCAGGTGGTCCTATTTCAGGAAGTTCACCTACAACAACTGAAGAATGGAATGGAACTTCTTGGTCTGCTAAAGGAGCAATTGGAGCACATGCACAAAGTGGCGGTGCTTCTGGGACAACAACTGCTGGTTTAGCTTTTGGTGGTAACACTGGCTATCCATCAACCGTTTCTGTAAATAAAACATATGAATATGCAAGTCCAACATGGACGGCTTCAAACAATATGAATACACCTAGAGCAGTTGGTGGACCTACAATGGCTGGAAGTCAAACAGCAACAGTTTTTATGGGTGGTAATAACAGACCTGGAGGTGCTACAACAGCTACTGAAGAATACGATGGAACGTGTTGGTCAAACACTACTTCATTACCAGGAACTAGAGAAAATTCAGCAGGAACTGGAACTTCAACAGCTGGTTTAGTATCAGGAGGACAAACACCATCACAAACTAATACAGCTTTAGAATTTAATGGAGCTGGTGTACCAGAAACTAGGACTATAACTACAAGTTAATTAAGGAGGAAACTATGGCAAATAATCAATACTGTACAGCAACAAATTGGGGAAGAGGTTTTATTACAGCCAATGATTCAAGAAACATTGGTTTTAGATCATACCCTGGTGATGTTTGGCAAGTACCTGCAAATAATCAAGACGCGAATAGATGGATTGCAGGCGTAGCTGGAGTAAGAAAAACTTTAGCTGAAGCACAAACAATTGTTGATACTGAGATAGCAGCACAACAAGCAACATGGGACGCTATACCAGATGATGATGTTAGAAAAGACGATTCATCACCTATGTATCAAGCAAGACCAGAAGCTATAACTTTGGAGGAATAATATAAGTGGCAACTTATTACGACATATTTGGACAAAAGGTACAATACCTTTCATCAGATCCGAGCCCGGTAGCAGAGGGACAGGTATGGTATAACTCGTCTACAAGTTTACCAAAACTAAGAACTTTTTCAACAGCAGCTTGGGCATCAACCCCTGTTTGTCCCTACACCACTAGAGACGCATCTGGTTTTGGAACACAGACAGCTGGAGTTATTTTTGGTGGATCCGTACCATCAGCCACTTCTACTGCTGTCGAATGGAATGGAACAAGTTTTTCTGCAGCAACTTCTATTCCTTCAGGAATTTCAGGATTAGATTCTGATGGGCCACAAACTGCTGGTTTAACAGCAGGAGGTTCACCAGGTCCAAACAATACTACATCTTTTGATTACAATGGCACATCTTGGACTGCAAATCCTGCTTTAAATGTAGCTAGAACAGGACATGCGACCATGGGAAACACTGCTGCACAAACAGCAGCTTTAGCGACTGGTGGAGAACCAGCACCTGCATCTGCTACAACATCCGATTGGGATGGAAGCAGTTGGACAGCGGGAGCAGCAAATCCTGGATGGGCTCAAGGTACATCAGGTGGTGGAACACCTTCCGCAGCTTTTGTTAATGCTAGTGTTAATGACGGTGATGGAACAGCTGATTACAACGGAACTTCTTGGACAGCTGGAAATAATTCTAATCATGAACACAACTACGGTGGAGCAGGAGGACTTGCATCATCAGGCATAACATTTGGAGGAACAACAGCTACACCACCAAGTCCTGCAAAAACTGCTCAAGCAGAAATATATGATGGAACTTGTTGGACATCAGATGCTAGTATGAACGAGGCTAGAAGTAATACACACGGAAAGGCTACAGTAAATGGCCCTGCTATTTTAGTTGCCACTGGAAATCCTGGACCTCCAGGTTCTTCTAATGTTTCCGAAGAATACACAGGAGCAACTGCGGTAACACAAACAATAACAACAACTTAAAAAATTATGGCAACTTATATAAATTTACACGGCAACAACATACCAATAAGATCTTCGGATCCTACTAATCCAATTGATGGAGAAATGTGGTACAATACAACTACCAATGCTTTAAAAGGGCTTGGGTATGCTACAGCAGCATGGGCAACTTCTGGTGCTTTACCACAAGCTGGAGACACAAGAGTTGGCCTAGGAATACAAACAGCAGCACTGTGTATAGGTAGACAAAATCAAGGGTATCAAACTTTTAACAATAGCGATATTTATAATGGAGCGACATGGACGGCCATTCCCGCTCTTAACACAAATCGAACAAATGGTTTTGCTTCAAGAGAAGGAAGCACAACTGCAGGAGTATATGCAGGTGGCTTTTTTCATACACCTTCTTCACCTACGATGGGTAACACTGAAGAATACAATGGTTCATCATGGACAGCAACTAACAATATGAATCAAGCTAGATTTGGTACTGGCGGATGGGGAACAGAATCATCAATGCTTGCTGCAGGTGGTTACAGTTGGACATCAGGTGTATCTTATACTAATACTGAAAAATATGATGGTACTTGTTGGGCTGCAGTTAACTCATTAAACAATGCAAGAAGCGGTGGTTTTGCATGTGGATCTCCTACAGCAGCTCATTATTTTTCATACAGTGCAACCGCAGGTTTTCAAGAAAGTTGGAATGGAACTTCTTGGTCAACTGTACCGGCTACTTATAATACTGCAGCATCGGGTAGAACCGGAGCGGGGACAGCCACTTCAGCATGGGCTGGTGGTTCAGGAACATCACCAAAACAACAATGTGAAACATGGGATGGAACTTCGTGGGCAACTTCTCCTGCTACACTTAATACAGCAGGGAACAGAACTAACTCAGGTTGTGGAACTTCAACAGCAGGATTAGTTTTTGGAGGTCACCCAGATTTAAGTGCTACCGAAGAATTTACAGGAGCCGGACCTGCAACTGTTACTATAACAAGTAGTTAAAGATTGACTTATAACCAGTAATGGTTATATTAGAAATAAATGAAAGGATACAAATGACAGAAAAACGTAATATACATGCATTAATAGAAAAAGAAGCACCTAATCTACATAACATTTTAGACCCTAAAGATGTTAGTGATTTTAAAGAATTAACAACAGAACTTAGAGACACTTGGACTAAGAAACAAGTATTTAGAACTGAGACTGAAATGAGATTTTCAGTTTTAAATGATTTTAAATACCCCACTAAGGCTGCTAAATATTGGCAATGTGTTAGAGAGCAAAATGTTTATTTAGAAAATTTAATGACTCTATCTTTTGATTATAGAAGAAATGATGCTAAAATTAAACAGTTAGAAAAAAAATTAGATAAAGAAACTGATGACTATAAAAGAGAACTTTATCAAATAGATCTTGATGAAAAAAAATTTCATAAAGCAGGGATGGAGCTAACAGCTAAAGATAGAATGAGAGAAATTAAACTATGGTCTCAACTTAAAAAAGAAAACGACGATGGTTCTTTTGATACTAAAAATGTAGACACTCACCAATTAGATTCATATCATAAAATAATGAGTAATAAAAAAGACACTTTAACTCCAGGTTCAAGCCAACCTGAAGTATTTAATGTAATAGGTCAATTACAATCTATTGAAAAAATTAAAAAAGAAAGAGGTTTACTTGAAAGTCAAAAGAGAGAAGCTATATCTGAGAAACCAGAGTCTGGAAAAGGACCCCAGTAATCAAAAAAAATCTCCTCTTTATATAAAAGTAAGAGATCATATTAATAAAACTGGTTATATTATTAATCCGTTATTAGTGGTTGAAGATGGAGATAAGTATAAAGTTGTTTATGGAAACAATAGATACTTAGCTGGAGTGGAATTAGGATTAAAAGAATTTCCTATAAAAATTTTACCAGATGATGAAGTCTTAACTATAAGAGAAAATGCTAAATCTTATACTGAAGTTAATTTAAATGATACGTAAACAAATTATTGAAAAAATATACACAGAAGTATTTCTTTATTATATTCAACTCAATAAAATTAATACTGATTATTTTATAAATGAAATAGAAAAAGGAATTAAAAGTAATACTAATAAAAATAATAGAACTTATGTACAAGGTGAAATGACAGACTGGTCTTACTTTAATGAGAGTCCAGAATTTCATAAAGTTTTAGATGAAAGTTTTATACATTTAAGAAAAGGTGGTTTAATAGGAGATTGCCGATTAACTGATTCATGGGGTATTAAAATGAGTAAAGGACACGAAACATTAGAACATGCTCATGGTAATTCTAATTTATCAGGTATTCTTTATTTAAATAATTGTCCGGTTCCTATTATATTTAAAGAAATAGGATATGAACACAAACCTGTTAAGGGTGATTTATTATTTTTTAATTCTATGTTATTACATCAAGTTCCTAAAATTAAAGAAGACATTATTAAATATGCTGTGTCTTTTAATTTTATGTCGACAGTAGATTTTAAAAAGGAGAATAATGCAATTTAATATAGTGCACTTAGGTCAAACAGTATTACGTTATCAAGTTCCTTTAGAAATATTAGTACAATTAAAAAATATATACAAAGACAAATTTAATGAATTGCCTGTTGCTAACCCTCAATTAATAGGCAAAATTAATAGTGAAAGATCTTTCTTTTATGAGGGAGTAGATGTTCCAGAAAAAAAGATATACCCACATAACTTTTTATCTGAGCAAATAATTGATTTTTTTTATAGAGCTTTTAACCATTATTTAATTTGGAATAAAATTAAAGGTTATACATGTAATTTATCTTCGGTGTGGATTAACAAAATGACAGAACATGAATACAATCCTATCCATGTTCATCAAGGTACTTTGTTTACAGGATTGTCTTCGGTTCTTGTTGTATCTGTACCAGAAAGTTATGGAATAGAATATTCATCTGCAGATAAACCTTTAAATGGTCAATTAATGATATTAGGTTCTTCTTCTGGTATGTTTGCTAATGTAGATTACCAACCTGGAAATATGAAACCAGGAGATTTATTTATTTTTCCCTATGATATGAGACACTGTGTTTATCCTTTTAATGGACCAGGAGAAAGATTAACTATTGCAGCTAACATGGATGTTTTATTTGATCCAATTAAAAATAGAGGATCAACTTAATGATTACTTTAAATAATATTCCATTAAGTTTTTTATATGATGTGCCTAATGCAATAGATCATGGAAACAATATTATAAATTTAATAAAACAAATTCCACCTAATAAATACAAAGCTATTTCTCATACCGATTTTAATTTACCAGAGGGTTTTCATAGGGAATATACTTTTTATTTTTTAAAAAATATTTATCCTCAGTTTAAACAAAAATTTTTAGAACATACAGGTCAAGTAAATATGGCTTTACATAACATCTGGTTTCAGTGGTATAATCAAGATGATTACCACACATGGCATGTGCATCCAGGGTGTCATTTTACTAATATATATTTTTTAAAAAATACTAACATTGATTTAAATACTCAAATAAAATTTGGTAAAAAAGATTATAAAGTAGAAATTAAAGAAGGACAAATATTAACAATACCTTCTTTTTATTTACATCAATCCCCTATAAATAATTTAAAAGAACCTAAAATTATTATATCTTTTAATACTACGTTGAAAGGAAATGAATAATGTACGAAAATAAAATAATTACAGAACCTAGATGGAAAAGTTGGATTATACAAACAACTACACCATTGTTTACACCTGATCAATGTAGACAGATTATAGAATGTGGAAGAAGACAAAAACCCCAAACCGCACAAGTTGGTATGGGTAAACCAGGTGGTGGCACAGATACTAAAAAAAGAGTAACAACTATTTCTTGGATACCATTTAAAGAAATGGGGCACATGTATATAGACCTTAATAACTTTATACAAAAAGCAAACGAAAATCATTTTGGTTTTGGTGATATACAAATTACCGAAAACGCACAGTTTACAGAATATCCTCAAGGAGGATTTTATGATTGGCATATGGATTGTGATGTAAACATGGAACATGAACCACCGGTTAGAAAAATATCAATGACTCTTTTGTTAAATGATCCTTCAGAGTTTGAAGGTGGAGATTTAGAATTAATGGTATCAGGTAAAGTTGCAGAACTTAAACAAGGTCATGCAATTATATTTGCATCATTTTTAAATCATAGAGTTAATCCCGTAAAACGAGGAGTTAGGCAATCTTTAGTTTGTTGGTTTGGAGGTAAACCATTTAGATGATTAAAGAACAATTTTTTCCAACTATTATTTATGCACAAGATACTAAATTAGATAATCAAATTTTATCTAATGAAATAATAACGTGGTCTAAAAAAGATGAAGGTGTTAAAAAAACAAATGTAAATGGTTGGCATAGTAAAACTAATATGCATCAACTACCCCAATTTAAATCCTTAGTAGATCAATTATTTTTAGTTGTTAAAGATATTTGGAAAGAAGAACACTTAGATAGAGAGCCCGTGTTGGGAAATATGTGGGCAAATATAAACTATCCTGGTGGATATAATAAACCACACATACATTCTAATTCTTTATTTAGTGGGGTTTACTTTGTAAAAACTGATGAAACTTCTGGTAAACTTATTTGTACTGACCCAAGACCAGGAGCACAAATAATTATGCCAATAAGAAAAAATGAATTACCTCAACATTTATGGCATCAATGTTACTTAGCTCCTATTCCTGGAAGAATTATTATGTTTCCTTCTTGGTTATGGCACTCTGTTGAACCTAATGAGTCTAATGATGTAAGAATATCTGTAAGTTTTAACTTTCTTCAGAGAGGTTTTGAATGACCGGTTTAATATATAAACAAATTCCTCCACAAGAAATAACGCATCTTACACGACCTGAATTTATTAACGGACAAGAGGCTAAATTTAATAATGCTTTAAAAACATCAATTAAAACACATGGTATGCGTGACCCTGTTTTTATTAATCAATTAAACGATGGAACTTTAAAAGTTACAGTGGGTAATAATAGAATGGTGATTGCTAAAGAATTAGGATTACAAAAAGTCCCGTGTCTTATAAGACTACATGACCCTAACAATAACAATTTAAATGGTCAAGTTATTAATACAGAAAAAGAAATAGAAGACTTATTTTATACAAAAGAAGGACTGGATATAAGAAAACAAAATGGTATTATATGGGAAGTAATGCCAAAGAATCATTGGAAAAATGGATTTTAATAAATATCACATAATTAAAAAAGCTATCAGCTACGAATTAGCTAATTTTATCTTTAACTATTTTTTACTTAAACGCGATGCAGTTAAATTTATGTATGATAATAATATTACGTACGACACAGGGCTGTTAGGAACGTGGGCTGATGAACAAATTCCAAACACTTATGCTCATTACGCTGATCCTGTAATGGAGACTTTGTTAGTAAAAGTATTACCAATAATGCAGCAAGAAACAGGCTTAAATTTAATTCCAACTTATTCATATGCTAGGTTATATAAGAAGGGAGATGAATTAAAAAAACATAAAGATAGACCCAGTTGTGAGATATCTACCACTATTAATTTAGGTGGTGACCCATGGCCAATTTTTATAGATGGCACAGGTGCTGACACAGTCATCGATGAATACAAAAAAATACATAAACCTAACGCTCCAGAAGGCACTAAAGTCCTACTTGATGTTGGCGATATGCTAGTATATAGTGGATGTGAATTAGAGCATTGGAGAGAACCTTTTGAAGGTAATACTTGCGGACAAGTGTTTCTTCACTATAACCATGTAAATGGTCCTTTTGCTGAAAAAAACAGGTTCGACAAAAGGCCAATGTTAGGTCTTCCATCATTTGTGAAGGCATAATAAAATGAGGTTATATGTTACAAAAAATTGCTTTTCTACCAGGCTTTAATAAACAAGTCACATCGACTGGAGCAGAGTCTCAATGGACTGGTGGAGAAAACGTTCGTTTTAGATATGGCACTCCTGAAAAAATAGGCGGTTGGAAACAACTTGGAGAAAATAAAATGACTGGGGCAGCGCGAGCGTTGCATCACATGGTCAATAATGAATCTATTAAGTACGCTATCATAGGTACTAACAGAATTTTATATGCTTATACTGGTGGTGTCTTTTATGACATTACTCCTTTAGTTAATCCATCAGGTACAGCTATTACTAATGCTTTTTCAACAACTAATAATTCTACAACTGTTACAATTACAGCAGCTTCTCATGGTTTTGTTGCTGGAGATATATGTTTATTTGGTGACACTAGTACATTCAGTGCAATAACTAATTCTAATTTTGGAGCTACAGATTTTTGTGATAAGAAATTTATGGTTACATCCGTGGTAGATGTAGATAATTTTAATATTACAATGCCAAGTGTAGAAACTGGAAGTGGAGCAACTACTTCTGGTGGAATAACTTATTATAGATATTACCATGTAGGACCAGCGGAGCAAGTTGGAGCCTATGGTTATGGTATATCATTATGGGGTGGTAATGTTTTAGCTTCTACTCAAACAACATTAAATGGATCACTAAGCGCTGACTGTGCTGGAACAGGAGGAAGTGGAACAAGTATTACACTAGCTAGCACTACAGGTTTTCCAACTTCAGGAACTAATTATGCTTATATTGGAAACACAATTGGAACGGTTGCTACCAGCGAATTAATTTCTTACACAGGAGTTTCTGGTAATGATCTTACAGGAGTTACTAGAGGGGTTCTTGGAACTGGAACAGGAACCGGAGGAGCAGGATGTCCCGGAGACACAGGAAAAGCTTTTAGTACGGGTACAAAAGTTTATGATGCTTCAGGCCCAGCTTGGGCTGGATGGGGATCAGCCTCGTCTAACACTGATAAAGTAACTGATCCTGGTTTATGGTCATTAGATAATTTAGGTGGAACTTTAATTGCTTTAATTCACAATGGTGCTGTTTTTGAATGGGATTCAAATGCTACAAATGCAACAGCAACACGTGCTACTATTATTACAGGTGCACCTACTGCATCTAGAGATATGTTAGTATCAACACCTGATCGTCACTTAGTTTTATTTGGAACTGAAACTACAATTGGAAATATAGCAACTCAAGATGAAATGTTTATAAGATTTTCTTCTCAAGAAGATATAAATACATGGACACCAACAGCAACCAATAGTGCTGGTACACAAAGACTGGCCGCCGGATCACGGATCATGGGAGCCAAGCTTGGTAGAAATGCACTGTACGTCTGGACTGATACATCTTTATTTACCATGAGATTTGTGGGAACTCCATTTACTTTCGCCTATGAACAAGTAGGTACTAACTGTGGATTAATCGGAATGAATGCAGCAGTAGAAGTTGATGGAGCTGCTTATTGGATGTCGGATAATGGTTTCTTTAGATACACCGGTAAACTAGAATCCATGGATTGTTTAGTAGAAGATTATGTTTACAATGATTTAAATACAACTTCTAATCAATTAATTTATTGTGGAATTAATAACTTGTTTGGAGAAGTAATGTGGTTTTATCCTACTGAAAATTCTAACGTAGTAGATAGATCTGTTTTTTATAGTTATTTAGATTCAACACCTCAACGACCTATTTGGTATACTAATGCTAGTACATTATTTAGAAGAACTACATGGCAAGACTCAGCAGTATTTGGTTTACCTCATGCAACTAATTATGATGCAAGTAATAATGCATCTTTTGATGTAGAGGGAAATACTGAAGGAAGCACAGTCTATTATGAACATGAAACAGGAGTCAATTATTTATTAGGAGGAACAGAATACGCTATTCCGGCAAACATTACTTCAGGAGATTACGATATTACTCAAAAAGTAATAAGAGGAGCTGCTACAACTCTTGCGGACCTTAGAGGAGATGGAGAATTTATTATGAGAATCAGTAGAATTATACCAGATTTTATATCTCAAGCAGGTACTACAGTAGTTCAATTAGATGTAAGAAATTATCCTAATGATAGCGCAGCAAGCTCACCTTTAGGTCCTTTTAATACTACGAGTAGCACAACAAAATTAGACACGCGAGCAAGAGGAAGAGCGATTGCTTTAACAATTGCAAACAATACCGCTGGTAGTACCACGTTAGGAGCTAATTGGAAATTAGGTACGTTTAGATTAGATATACATTCAGGAGGAAGAAGATAATGGCAAAAATTGTACAAGCATTAACACGAGCTAGTAAAGAGTATGAAGAAGATGTAGCTCAATCTTTAGTAAGAGATTTAGATGCTGTGTTAGAAAAACTTAACACTACATTTCAACACGAATTAAAACAGGAGATAGAAGCTAGAAGTTTCTTTTTAGATTAATGGCAGTAGTAAACGAATATAAATTTGTAGGAATAGATAATGATACTAGTAATGGAGAACTAAATCCTTTTGGTTCTGGTAACCCAACAGTTAATGAAACGTATCTTATTAAATCTATTTTAGTAACGT